TTGTGATGGNACNAACAANACNGGTGANGTTATTGANTCTAATAACTTCGTTGCTGACATCTTCGTTAAACCAAATCGTTCTATTAACTTTATTACTCTGAACTTTATCGCTGCTCGTTCTTCTATCAGCTTTACTGAAATCGGTGCTTAATAATAGATAAATATAGAAAGAATTAAGGAGAATTATAAATGGCAAATATTGCTGATTTTAAAGCGCAGATGTTGGGTGGTGGTGCTCGCCCAAATCAATTCCGTGTTGAGTTAACATTCCCAACATATGTTACACTAGGTCCAGTAGCTGGTCAGCGTGCACAGTTCTTGTGTAAAGCTGCTCAGTTACCTGCTTCCACTATTGAGAACATTGGTGTTCTTTATCGTGGTCGTCCTGTTAACTTTGCTGGTGAACGTACTTTCCAACCATGGACTGTGACTATTTACAACGATACTACTTTTGGTATCCGTAATGCACTAGAGCAATGGCAATCTGGTATTCAGAACTATGACACTACTTCTGGTCGTGTTAATCCTGAAGACTACCAAGTTGACTTGCAAGTTCACCAATTAGATCGTAGTGGTTCAATCATCAAGACTTATAAGTTTGTTGATGCTTTCCCAACTACTGTTTCTGCAATCGGTTTAGATTACGAACAACAAAATGCTATTGAACAGTTCGATGTAGAGTTCCAATACAACTTCTTTACATCTGCTACTGGTGCTGCTGCTGGATTTGGAGTTAATGTTTCTATTGATACTCCAGTTGGTAGTTTCCCACTTTAATATTAAACAACCTGAGGGTTTTATATAATGCAGTTATTTGGATTTGAGATATTGCGCAAGAAGGAGAAGGAGTTAGACAGTATTGTTGCTCCTAATCCGCAAGATGGATCGACCGTAGTTAACACTGGCGTAAATGCTGGTGGTTACTACGGTATGGTCATGGATCTAGATGGTGTTATTAAAAACGAAAACGACCTAATCCGTCGTTATCGTGAAGTTGCCACTTACAGTGATTGTGATAGTGCCATTGAAGATATCGTTAGCGAAGCAATTGTATACGATGAAGAAGACCAAACAGTTACTATTAATCTAGATGACGTTGAAGTTTCTGATGCTATCAAGAAAAAAATTCGTGCTGAGTTTGATGCAGTATTAAAACTGTTAGAGTTTGCTGAACGTGGTCATGAGATTTTCCGTTCTTGGTATGTTGATGGTCGTGTTTACTATCATGTACTATTAGATGATAAGAATTTAAAGCAAGGAATTGTTGAGTTACGCTACATTGATCCACGTAAGATTCGTAGGATTAAAAATGTAGTTAAGTCAAGAACTCCTCAAGGTGTTGAGGTTGTTAAAGAAGTACAAGAATACTATCTTTACAATGACAAAGGTATTACTGAGCAAACAACACAAGGTGTTAAGTTATCTTTAGATTCAGTTGTTTATGCTCCATCTGGTTTCTTGGATGCTAATACTGGTATGATGATGTCTTATTTGCACAAAGCGATTAAGCCAACCAACCAGTTAAAGATGATTGAAGATTCACTAGTAATCTATCGTATCTCTCGTGCTCCTGAACGCAGAATTTTTTATGTTGACGTGGGTAACCTTCCAAAGCTGAAGGCTGAGCAATACGTTAACGATATTATGAACAAGTTCCGTAACAAGATTGTTTATGATGCAACGACAGGCGAGGTTCGTGATGACCGTCGCCACTTGTCAATGATGGAAGACTTCTGGATGCCACGTCGTGAAGGTGGTAAGGGTACTGAAATTACCACACTTCCAGGTGGACAAAATCTTGGTGAGATCCAAGACATTGAATACTTCCAACAGAAACTATATCGTGCATTAAATGTACCAATCGGTCGCCTACAACAAGATGGTGGTTTTAGTATTGGACGTGCTCAAGAAATTAGTCGTGATGAAGTTAAGTTCAATAAGTTTATTGTAAGACTTCGCACTAAGTTTTCTACAATATTTACTGACGCATTATATGTTCAGTTAGTAGCTAAAAATATTATTCGCCCAGAAGAGTGGGACTTAATTAAACAAGACATTCGTTATAATTATGTTGAAGACAATCATTATGCTGAGTTAAAGGATAATGAGATTTTGTTGGGTCGTGTTAATACCTTACAAATGATTGAACCATATCTAGGTAGATTCTACTCTATGGATTGGGTTCGTAAAAATGTTCTTCAACTTACTGAAGATGAAATTAATGAGATGCAAGAGCAAATGGATAGTGATGAGAAAGAACACCAAAATGATGCCGAGCGCACAGGTGTTCTAGCTGGTGTTACGCAAGCTGCTCAACAGAACTATCTACAAGCAAATGCACCTCAGGCTACTGAAGCACCAACTGCTGATGCGCCAAAACCAAATGGTCAATAAGGAGATATTATGAGTACATTAGATTTAGTAGCAGCAATTATTAACAAAGATGCTACAGGTATTGAAACTGAGTTTAACGCTGCTATGGCAGAAAAGATTTCTGATCGTTTAGAAGATATGCGCACTAATGTTGCACAAACAATGTTTAAACAAGAAGAACCAACAGCCGAAGAAGAATGAAATACTACGAATTAAAGTCTTCTTTAAGAAAGTCTAACATTGCTGAAAGTGTTAGATCCTATCTTCAGTTAATCGAATTGACTGAAGAAGGTAAGATTTTGATCAATGGTTTAAATACTGAATTTAAAACGATTGAAGAAGCAAGAAATTATATTAAAGAAGATTACGATACGCACCAACTAGCCGATAAGATTACAAAAGATACATACCAAGAAATTTCGGAAAACACTGTGGCTAGTATTATTAAAGAATATCACGATATTAAAGTTACTGATACATTAATAGAGTCATACGTAGAACTTGCTTCTTCTAATATTTTTAGTCTTGATCCAGTCGTACAAAAAATTCGTTCATTGAATAAACTTGATAGAGTTGTTGAAGGTAAACTTCACTATGTGCTTGCTGATAGTTCTACCGTTGCAATAAACGAAGATACGCAAGATATCCTAAATAAGTTATTAGGTAATCAAATAGAGATTATCGAGTATATGAGAGAGTCAAAAGAGAACTTCTTTCATGTGCTTGAACAAATAGAGGAATAAAATGGCTGCCACTAGAACCACAATAATTAGAAATACAAACTTAGAGACTATCATTAAGTATGAAGGTAGTTCAACTGACACTGCCGCAACTATTGATATCTCTACACTAACTGCTTCTACCCAAGCACGTAATTCTGAAACTCCAACAGTAAACATTGTTAAGTTTATTGCAACAGGTTTGCTAACTTCTGGTGTTACAGTTGTAAGAAACAGTGTTACAGTTTTAGCAGCTGCGCCAGAAAACGCAATAGTGTTAGACTTAACACAAAATCATATTAGCGATAACATCCAGAATACTTCTAACATTGTTATCACCACAACAGGTGCTGCGTCAACTGGTTATCTAGTTCTACGTAAACTTGCTGGTTGGGCTACTAAAGTTGAAGACGCTACTTATGGCGCTTACGACGACGTTACTCGTGTTGGTGCTTCTACCACTGTTAGTGGTTCTCCAGATAAGGTCTAACTATGAAACTAATTAGAGAAGTCTACGACACTACTAACGTAATCGTTGAAGAAAAACTAGGCAAACCAAAACAATACTTTATTGAAGGTATTTTTCTTCAATCAGAAATTACTAACCGCAATGGTCGTATGTACAAAGAAAGTACAATGGATCGTGAGGTCGGTCGTTATTTAAAAGAAGCAGTTGAAATGAATCGTGCATACGGTGAACTGGGTCATCCAGAAGGTCCAGGTATTAACCTTGATCGCGTATCACATATGATTACTTCTCTGCGTAAAGAAGGTACGAACTATATTGGTCGTGCCAAGATTTTAGATACTCCAATGGGTCAAATCGCTAAAGGTCTTTTAGAAGGTGGCGCTAACCTTGGTGTGTCTTCAAGAGCAATGGGTTCACTTAAGACTAACAACGAAGGTGTTCAAATTGTTCAGGATGATTTCATGCTGTCTACTGCAGCAGATATCGTCGCCGACCCTTCAGCCCCCGATGCTTATGTACGTGGGATTATGGAAGGTAAGGAATGGACATTTGTTGATGGAAAGTTTGTGGAGCAAAATATTGAAGAGGTAAGATCTTTCATTAAGAAAACTTCTTCTAGAAATCTAGAGGAAGCAAAGATACAGGCTTTCCAACACTTTCTGAGTAAAATCAGATAAAATATAAATAAATCATAGAACTATCCAGTTAGGAGAACATAGATGTCAATCGAACAAAAAATCGCTGAAATTTTAGCTGAGTCTAAAAAGAAACAATTAGACGAAGCCAAGTTAGCAGGTGCCGAAGGTGGTAGTAAATCTACTAAAGAAAATGCAGAAGCTGGCGACCAAGCTGTTATTCGCCAAGGTAATGCAGTTCCAAATGGTGGTGAAACACCAAACCCAGATAATGCACGCAATAACGTGGACAATGAAAAAGAAGCTGAGGGTGGTACTTCTAAAAAGTCTAACCCAGCTAACAGCAGCGCAGAAGCTGGCGACCAAGCTGTTGTCCGCAAAGGTGATGCTATCAAAGGTATGAAAGAAGATCTAGACGCTATGTTTGGCGCTGATGATCTGTCTGAAGAATTCAAGACTAAAGCTGCTACGATTTTCGAAGCTGCTGTTATGTCCCGTGTAACTGCTGAAGTTACTCGTTTAGAAGAAGAGTTCGAAGCAAAAGTAGCTACTACTGTTGCTGAAGAAATTGAGGGTATTGTTGAACAAGTTGATGGATACCTCGGCTATATTGCTGAGCAGTGGATGACACAGAATGAAATCGCCCTTGAGCGTGGTATTAAGTCTGATATATTAGAAAGTTTCGTTGATGGTCTGAAAGGACTATTCGAAGAACACTATATTGATGTTCCAGAAGAAAAGTATGACCTACTTGGCGAAATGGAAGAACACATTAGTGATCTTAAATCTAAGATTGACGAGCAAGTTGCTGCCAATGTTGAGTTGACTAAATCAGTTAACGAAGCAAAGCGTAATGAAATCGTTAAGACAGTTAGCGAAGGCTTGACTGATACAGAAGCTGAAAAGTTTGCTGGTCTAGTTGCTGAAGTAACTTTCGATGATGCTGAAACTTATGAAACTAAAGTCAAGACTTTACGTGAATCTTATTTCACTACTAAAACTACATCAGGTGTAACATCTGTTGTAACTGATACTCCAGTTGAAGTAATTACTGAAGCTGGCTCAAAGAAAGTAGATCCTAAAATGTCTGCTTACGTATCAGCTCTCAACAATAAATAAATTTTAATTTAAAGGAAATCCAAAATGGATCGCAAACAATTAATGGAAAAATGGGCACCAGTGTTAAATCACGAAGGCTCTGCTCCAATCGAATCCGCTTACAAGCGTGAAGTAACTGCTGTTCTTCTAGAAAACCAAGAACGCGAAATGGGCAAGCAACAAGAAGCCCTATTCGAAACTGCTCCAACTAACTCTGTTGGTTCATACGGTGACACTGGCGGTATCGCTAAGTTTGACCCAGTATTGATCAGCTTGGTTCGTCGTGCAATGCCACAACTTATCGCTTATGATATCGCTGGCGTACAACCAATGACTCAGCCAACTGGTTTGATCTTCGCGATGAAATCACGTTACAGCACTCAAGGTGGTACTGAAGCGTTGTTCAACGAAGCTGATACAGACTTCGCTGGTACTGGTACTCACTCTGGTGCTGCAGCTTTTGCTGGTTCAGACACTACTGGTTCTGGCTTGGCTACTTCTGCAGCTGAGCGTCTTGGCCAAGGTGGAACTGGTGACGGTTCTTTCGGTCAAATGGCTTTCTCAATCGAAAAGACTTCTGTAACTGCTAAGACTCGTGCTTTGAAAGCTGAATACTCAGTTGAACTAGCACAAGACTTGAAAGCTGTTCATGGTCTTGACGCTGAAGGTGAACTAAGCAACATCCTCTCTACTGAGATTCTTGCTGAGATCAACCGTGAAGTTGTTCGTACTGTTTATACTACTGCAAAGCCAGGTGCCCAAGTTGGTACTGCTACTGCTGGTACTTTTGACCTTGACGTTGACTCTAATGGTCGTTGGTCTGTTGAGAAATTCAAAGGTCTAATGTTCCAAATCGAACGTGAAGCCAATGCTATCGGTCAACAAACTCGTCGTGGTCGTGGTAACTTTATCATCACTTCAGCTGACGTTGCTTCTGCTTTAGCAATGGCTGGTGTTCTTGACTATTCTTCTGGCTTGACTGGTAAGAATAACTTGAACGTAGATGATACTTCTACTACTTTCGCTGGTGTTCTAAATGGCAAGTACAAAGTATATGTTGACCCATATACTTCAAACGTATCTGCTACTCAGTTCTTCGTTGTTGGCTACAAAGGTCAGTCAGCGTTTGATGCTGGTTTGTTCTACTGCCCATACGTACCTCTCCAAATGGTTCGTGCTGTTGATCCTAACAGCTTCCAACCAAAGATTGGTTTCAAGACTCGTTATGGCATGGTTGCTAACC